TGGGATAGCCGAGAAAGTCTTTTGTCCATCCGCTCATCGAGCGGACCGTTCCGACATATTCATCCAGGTGCGATTTCCACCCGTCGCGGAATTGCTGATAGTTCTTTGTCCTTCCGTCTCTCGTCTCATCCACCAACGGGCAGCCGCAAAGGATCATTTTCCGGTATCCTTCCCTGATCCCTGCGAGGACGCCGAGGAGCGCCGAGGATCCGGAAGGCTGCACAAACGGGATGATGATATCCACGGGTCCGGATGCGCCCTGTGTGGTATGGGAGATCACCCTGTAATCCATGTTCCCCCCTGCCTTCGCCCTGCGCTCTTTACATTGGGCGATTTCCCCGGGGTGATAGGTCGCCGTGTATTCGATCCGGCCCGGGTGATCCATCGCATCGAGGCCTACGGCGAGGAAATCGCAGGCCTCCGGAGAAATCGGGAGGTTCCCGATGTCCTCCCCGGTGCATGGCGCTGCGCCGACTATGATGAGATAGGTTTTCACTGGCTGTACGGGTCTCCTATCGTCTCAAGATATTTGACCAGGATCATGAGCTTCGTGCCGACCGTATTGTCCTCCTCGTTCGGGTAGTCGTCGGCGCCGCCGCCCACGGGAGAAACCGACTCGATGTAGTTCGGGGAAAGCGACTTCAGCCATGAGGGGTCAAGCATGGCCTTCTTCAGATCGCCAAGTATCTGCTCCGAGACTTGCGACGGGTTGCTGCTGCCGTACAGAGTGACCGCCTCGATGAGGACCTGCATGGAATTGAGGCTTTTTTGATACTTCCGATCCGAAGTCTCCGGCTGCGGCCAGACATTGCATCCAGGAACGGCAACCGGAGGCATTTTGGTCCTCTGGACGTGTTCCCCGATATCGCTGTTGTACCCGCCGGCCACGGTGATGATGGCCAGCCGCGTGACGATTGCCTGGATGACGAGTTCCCGGATCGTGTCAGCCACTTCATATCTCCTTACAGGCCGCTTTCACGGTGAAGCGGTCGTTGAACGTGACGCGACGCACTTCAAAAGTCCCCTGCGCGTCACCCGATAAGATCTCGAATGTTTCCCCTTCCGCCGGTTCGTGGGGAAGATCGGCAAGCAGCGCCTCGATCTCTATGCGCTGCTGCCGAGACTGCCCGTCAAATCCCATCGGCTCCAGGGCGACCGAGAAATCGATAAATGCCTTCAGGGAAACCGGATCCCCTGTCAGAGGCGTGAAGGTGGCGTCCTCTCCCATCGCTTCGAAGAGATCGGGGAGAGAGTCTGACATGATGCTGCGCAAGCCCATTCTCTACTCCCCGTAAATGTAGCGGCCTTCCATGTCCTCTATCTCGTTGCCGGTTTCGTCCAGGATCGGTTGAGCCCCCGCCGCGATGAGTTCAGGCGAGGCAAAGCGGACGCTCTCCAGGATCAGCGTGACGAGAGGCGGATTAAAATTTATCGCCATGGCCCGCTCGTCACGATGATGTCGAAGGTCTTGTCCGCATCGAAGCCCGACGGCGTGAAACGCATCTCCGCGACGAAGGCCGGCCCGAAGGTCTTGAGGAGCTCCGAGCCGGTCAATGTGATGGTACCCACAGAGACAAAATCAGTCGCCCCAGGGCTGCGAACTGCCACGTCAAGTGTTCCGGCAGAAGGTGTGGCGCTTACCTGCACCTGCACCTGGTGGTAGCAGAACCGGTCCGCCGTGCCGAGTTCGATGTCGATCGCTCCGCCGGCCTGGTCGTTGTCGGCGGAGACTTCATTAAATGTCGGCATATCGCCTCCTTGAACTTATGCCGTGAGCGTTACGAGAACCGCCGGACGGCAGCAGAGGGGAAGCGGATTGCTTTCCATCCAGAGATCCACCCACCGCCCGAATTTCTCCGTTGCCTGTTTTGCATAGAGCTCGAGGCCGGGAGTGTTCACCGTCTCCAGGAACTCGGCGGGAGCGTAAACCGTCTTGAAGGTGTTCATCGTGCCGGTCGGGAACGCATGGCCGTATCCGGCTGTAATGAAGGGTCGTGCGGTCCCGTCCTCGTCTGTCGCCGTGCCCCGGTATTCCTCGAATGTGATGCCGGAGAACGTGAACCCTTTGCGCGGATCGGCGCCGCTCCCCTGGAGCTGGAGAAACGCCGCATGGCCTTCGTAGTATTTCTCCACTTCCGGGTGCTTGATCAGAGCGTCGAAGAACGTGGAGTCGACAAGGGCGCGAACACCGTTCATGACCTCTCCCTTGAGGTTTTCCTCGATATGACGGAGGACGTCCCGGCATTTGCCGGCCACGTCGGTCGTATCCGTATCCAGGGCGAAATCGACGGTTTTCTGCGTGATCTCGAACTCCGTATAGAGGTTATAGAGGGTCGAGGCATCGGCATCATAGATGATGCCCTTGAGCGCCCCCATGCGGAGATATTCCAGGGTGATGGCGAACTTGTTCTTCGCCGTCTGGAGGTGCTTTTGCATGACGGAGGCGAGCGTTTCCATCGCGCTTGTCTGACCGAATGCCCTGATCCCGGAGAACTCGCTCGGCATAATGATATCCGGGAGGGGGATATGCGGAACGACAAAAGACCGGACGCTTCTTTTGCCAACCTTGTTATAGTTGCCCTGGGAGCCGACCGGCTGCGTTTTGATCAGGTTGAGGATTCCGTTTTGCTCCTCGACGATCGCCGTCCTGGTGGTGATGGGGTCTGGCGTGAAGAGCCCGAGCTGCTGAACCCGCCCGTACATATTCGGCAGGATATTGATAGCAGCGCACAACGATGCCATGTTAAAAGCGTCGTCGCTATTGAAGGGGTTGACTAATTCAGGCATTTTTTCTCCTCCATTTCTTGGATTCGGGGCAATAAAAAAGGGGGCATGTCAGTGTGTCGGCACCGACATGCCCCCTTTAATTATTCTTGCGTCTCCTTTGGCTGATCAGGCCGCCGGAGAACCCCAATTATTTGTTGTTAGACCTCTTCGGTTGCAATGATTCCCTTGTCTGCAAGCTGCTCAAGCCAATCATCGGTATCGAGGGGCGACTCGTCAGGCCATTCAAGGTTATCCGTGACGACCCTCGCGTTCCTCACGATCGCCACGCCTTCCTTAGCTGCCAACGACGCATCGACCGCAGCGATCAAGAACCCATAGGCGTTCGCAGTCCCGTTGACTGCATCGCTGTCGACCGCCGCGACGTACCCGGTGCCGGCAGGAACGGTGATCGTGAAAATATCGCCCACCGCGTAATCGGGCGAACCGTCGTTGATGGTGAAATTGATCTGATCGTTCACATACGCCGTGCCAACAATCGCATTCGGCAGGGCGTACCCGTCGGGATCCCCGACGGCGAAGATTCCCGTAGCCCCTGCGACGATGCACGTCAGGGTATATACGCCGACCTTCGCCTTTGTCCCGCCTGTGACGCTCGTACAAGTCCCGCCTCCGGTGTTTCCGGCGTCCTTCGTGCCGGTTGTGGGCACGGTGCCGATGGCAATCTTTCCGATGACAGCGCCCAGGTCAAGATCCTGGCCGGATGCGACCGTCACCGTCTCCCGGGAGAAATTGTCGCCCATCTCCCATTTCAGGATGTCCTGCAGGGTGTTCCCTTGGTCAATGCTGCTCATAGTTATTCTCCTCTCGTCTGTGACGGTTTATTTTCTGGCCGCGTCTGCCGCCGCCTTCTTTGCACCCTCGATGAGGGGATTTACTGCTCCGGTGGATAGAGGCCCGACTGTCGACCTGATCCGTGTTCTCTCGGCTTCCATTGCCTGGGTCTCAACGACCTTCGCCCTGACCGCTTCGACATCCAGGGATTCGTCCATGATGTAGCCGATGGCGTCTTTATCCATACTGGCCAGAGTGCAGATCTCGCGGATCGCCTCGCAGCGCTCGCGGAATTGCTTCTTTCCCTCCTTGACGCCTTCCTGCATCCCTGCCTGACGGCCTTCTTCGACGCCTTCGGCTTTGGCAGACTTTTCCGCAGCGGCTACCAACGCCTCTGCGTCCGCCTTGCTGACACTATCCTGCGCCGTCTCCGGCGTCGAGCCGATCAGGGCGTTGAACCTTGCGGTCATCTCTTTCCAAAGTTTCTCAAGTTCCGCTTTCATAATTCCTCCATATTTCCGGTTTGTGAGTTTCGTCATAAACTGGTTCCATGACATGACCTGGTCGGCAAAACCGACTTCAACGGCCTTCTTCCCCTGATATATTCCCGCTTCGGTCGCCCGGATAAAAGCCGCGCTTGTGCCGAGATTCCGGGCAACCGTGTTGACGAAGATGTCATAAACCGAGTCAACGTCCGCCTGGGCTGATGCCCTGGCTTCCTCGGAGAGGGGCGCATGAGAGGAGTAGTCCACCTTCCGCGCTCCCGCATAGATGGGGGTATATTTGACGCCGATCTTTTCGTCCCACCCGCTCTGATCGACGTGCATCATGACGACGCCGACCGATCCGGCAGATCCCGTCCGGGCGATGTAGCGCTTGTCGGCTGCCGATGCGATCGCATACGCCGCAGAGAAGCCGTCCTCGTTGAAGACGGTATAGATGGGCTTGCTTCCCCGCGCCTGATAGATTTCATCGACGAGATCGAAGGCGCCGGCGACTTCTCCCCCTGGGCTGTTGATGTCGAAGGCGATTGCCTTGATCGTGGGGTCTACGAGGGCTTCCTGGAACTGCGAACGGATCGACTCGTAAGATGTGTTTCCAAATATGAGATCCATCATCCAATCGTATCGATATGAGAGATAGCCATAGACTTGGATCACCGCGACGCCGTTCTGGTTGACGAATTGCGTACTTCGCATACTGGCCGGTATCTCATTGAGTGCCATGGTCAAGGACTTTCTCCATGGCGGCATTATCGCCCCGGCAAGGGCGGATTCAAATGGCTTGGAGACGAGGAGGGGCTGATTACAGATTCTCTGCAATACGGGGAGAAGGGTCTTATTCTCCATTCTGTGCTCCTTTCGCTGCTTCTTTCGCTGCTTCTTCCAGGATGGCGTTTTCCGCTTTCTGAAACGATCCGGACTCCGCCGTGTGGCGGGGATCGCTGTCAAAAACAAAGCCCTTCTCATCTGCCCGGGCATTGTCCTCCGCGATTTCCTCATCGACGGTTTCGATGTCGCCGCCCCTCTCCGCGATGACCTGGGCGCGTGACTTGAAGCCGTTCCGTACGGACATCTTTTCGGCCATGATGTCCTTCAGGGGATCGACCCAGGGCCAGCCGTCAGGCCGCCAGTTGATGCGGAGATATTTATAGCGGTTTTTGAAATAGTCGCGGATGACGATTACCCGGGTAAGTATCGCCTGGTCGAGCCATGCCGCCGCAATGGGCTGGCAGAACTGAAAGACAAGATCCTGGAACTGCAACTGCATGAGAATCCGGCGAATCCTTAAAAGGCCCGCCCGGATGCTGGAAAAATTGACATCGCTGAGATCCCCGGTAAATTGATCGTATGTCCGGCGCACCCCGACCGATACTTGCCGGTAATGATCCTTCTTCCAGGGTTCGTAAGTTGTGCCGGTGTCGGGAGGATTCGGAAACTTCGGTTCCATGCCGAGCGGGAGGATCGGGAATGTTCCCGGTTCCAGGGCGATCACGTCCCTGCCTTCGCTGTCAGCGGTGCCGCGCTTTCCGAAATAGTCCGCCGGGTCAATCATGCCGCCCATCGGTTCGGTGATATACCCGGAGCCGAGGAGGGCTGCGCCTTTCTTCCTGACCAGCTCGGCGTCATCGTACTGGTCGAGCTCGTGCATCTTGACGATGATCGACGCCATCCAGGGACGACCGCGCATCTGGCCGGCGCGGAGCTGGCGGAAAACGTGCGTGATCCGATTCGCCGGTATCCTCACGCGGTCCACCCAATTCCTTTGGGTGATGAAGGTCTCACCCGGATGATCGACAAAAGGCCAATAGGCGAGGCGCTTCGCATCCCGGTTAATCTCGATGCCCATCCGGATCTCATTGCCGTTCGCCCAGGTATTGTATGTATGGTCAAGGTGGTCTGCTTCGAAGACGTGTAGTTTGAGGGGAACCGTATTTGCTTCATTCATGCGGACGGGAATGATCCGGGTGAGGGATTCGCCGGCGTCCATATATGCCCGGCAGATGAGTGATTGAAGCCCGTAAAAGTCGGCTCGGTTGTAGAAGTCCGCTTCCATCGTCCAATCGTTCCAGAGCTCCTGCAGCTCCTTCTTCAATCCCTTATCCTTCAACTGCCATCGGGGAGCGATGCCGGAACCGATGACATCGGCCACGAAATCGTCCACTGCCCCGTCCGTGAGGGGATTGTTGCGAATGAGCTCCCGGGAACGCGAACGGAGATTGCTGAGAGAACCGTATATTGAGGCACTCGGCCCGGATGTCGAGGTCCCCCAGGTACTCATGCGCCGGCCGGATGCCGCGCCTTCATAGTCGGGCACAAACATCGAGAGGGGAATCTTGTTCCCCCGGCTGTCGACTATGCGAAGATAGGCGTCTCTCATAAGCCCTTGCTGGTCGATCCCATGAAAAAGCGTTTCCTTGCGGTCGTATCGGCTGCGCGGCTCGCCGCAGCGACATCGACTTCCGCCTGGGCAATCGCCGCGTTAAGCTCCTCCAGGCTGAGGTTGGCATATTGAAGGCTCTTGTCACCCATGCCGAGGCGGACTTTTCTCGTCCCGTCGATGATCGACTCTCTGGCGGCTTTCAGCTTTACTAATTCGGCGGCAGTGTATGACATCTTTGCCTCGCGGATTTTCGTCTTTTCGGGGGATAGGATCTCAGACTATTTCGGAAGGTTCAAGACACGCAGATACACTCCAGTACACTCCAGTCACAAAAAATTGGGGGGTGCGGAAATTTTCGAGTGGATTTTTGAGGTAAAAAAGAAGGCCGGAGTTTTAGGCTCCGGCCTGGAGGTGGGATTATTTTGCGAGAATCTCCTCCGGCACAACTCCCGCCAGGTCGATCCCCGATTCAAGGATGATCTTGACAAGCTCTCCCTTCTTGCAGGTATCGAATCGCCCTGCCTTCTTGCCGTGGTCTATGAGAAATTTCTGCGCCTTCTCATCCTCAAATAGCTTGAACTGCTTGGCGATCGCGTGGATCTCCGACACTGTTTTCTTTTGGAGATATTCCGGAGTGATGCGCCATTCCGTCTTGAGGTCGCTGCCCAGGTGGTTCGCCACTTCGCGCCTGATCTTGGGCAGGGTCGTGCCGGTATCCATGAGGCAGACGAGGGCAAGCCGCTTCAGTGTTTCAAGAAGCTCCGGACCCGGCATTTCCGCCAGGCGCTTCCATGCCTCTTCAGCGAGGTAGTGGCTGTAATAAGGCATTTCGTTACCCTTGCCCAAGAACATTCCTATCGCCGCGCTATTGCTCTCGACCAACGACAGGATGCTTAACCGCAACGCCTTCTCGCCATCGATCGGCAGCTCTCCAACCAGCTCGGGGATCTCCGCCGCCAATTCCTTCATGCCCTGGTCGGCCTCGATGACCGGGACCTTGCTCTTGGACGGAGTTTCCGCTTTCCTCGCGCCTTTCAGAATGTCATTGACGTTGATCGCTTTCGGGGCCTCTTTCTTCTTCAATGCTACTACTGCCATAGTCTCTCTCCTTTCCCCTTGTCCCTGGGGGGCGGGTTATGAAACATCAATAAGTTTGTAAATGTCCACCCACTGCTCACCGCACTCGACACAGCTCACTTCCTGCCATGCTCCGCCGGCGTCGATCTCCACACTGCCGCCCTCGATCTGCCCGCTGTGACAGAAGGGACAATTCGCGCTGTGGTTCAAGTACCACTCCCTCTGTTCCTGCGATAATTCCGCCATCGTTCCCATAGACGCCTCCTTAAAGAATCTCGTTGATTGTCACGTTGAGCGCCTTCTCCAGCCATTCCGCCACGACTCGACGGTGGCAGAATTTCCCCGGCGCCTCCCAACAGAGCAGGACCGCATTTTCGCCAAGCTCGTTGAAAACCGTCCTCGGTTCCAACTTCGCCAGGACATGCGTGTGGTAAAGCTTCCGGAAGAGCTTCTCGTCTTCGATTTTGACCAGCTCCCAGGGAGGAGCAAGCGTCATGTATCGCCGCCCCTTGTACCATCTTGGCACCCCCTGAGAGATTGCGACCGCGTTGGGGTTCTTGCTGTTTCGTGCAAAATTCGATGTCTCCATGGTTTTCCTTTCATCCGACTTGGGTTATCAGTTTCGTTTCCGGGTCATACCATCCGTGCCGACGGGTGACCCCTTTCGATCCGACGCAGGTGATGTCGAAATACCGTTCCTCCTTGACCTCTTTCGTCTGCCATTGAGGACGCACAAACTCGTATGAATCCCCCAAAAAGGTCGTGCCGAATATCGCCTTGCACCTGGTGCATTGGTAAAGCCTCCCTTTGACGACCTTGCTTCGCCTTGATCCGCATCCTGGACATTCCATTTGTTGTCACCCCCTTTCTACATTGCCAGAGTTTGCTGAATGACTTCCCTCGTGCTGTCCGCCTGCAGGAGGGCTCGCTTGATCTTGTTCAGATGCCAGATGATGAGGTCGATCCTCTCGATGTTCTGCGTCGCCACGGGCGTGAGAACCGACGAGAGGACGCTCATGTCCTCTTTGCTGAACGACTGATTGAGGAAATTCGTCAGGTGCTCGATCATGACGTCATACCGATTGCTCACCTGTTTTTCCTTCTCCGTGGGTTCCGGGATGAAGCTCGTCTGCTCCTTCGCGTAGAGCATGGCGTTCACCAGGGACCGGAGCTTGTTATAGGTGTTCGCCTTCCCTGCGGCGATCTTGTCGAAGATGACGCCCTGGTCCTCTTTCGGCAGCCGGCTCAACTCCTGCGCCTGTGACGGGGTGAGGATGCCCTTGACCGTGTACTCCTGGAAAACGGGAGTCAGCTTCAGGAGGTTCAGCCGCTCCTGTATCCGCCAGGGCTGCTTCATGCCCATCTTGCGGGCGATCTCTTCCTGGGTCATCCCCATGCCGATAAGCCCCTGGTAGGCGTTTGCCTCCTCGACGATGCTGAGGTCCTCCCGCTGAAGGTTCTCCAGGAGCGACAGCTCGGCAACGGTCTGATCGTCTGCCTGGAGGATGCGCACCGGCACGTCCTTTACTCCGGCAATGCCGCATGCTCTCCACCGACGTTCTCCCGCGATGATCATGTAACGGTCACCGCGTCTGACTACGATCAGGGGTTCCATGAGGCCGCTCTCCCTGATGGATTGCGCCAGCTCTTCCAGCTTTCCCGGGTGAAAAAACTTCCGGGGCTGGTCCGGGTTCGGGTAAATCTTGTCGAGGGGTAGCGTTTTCATTGCGCCCCTCCCCCGAAAAACCCGCCGCTATACGCCGAAATTTCTATCACTTCGACATTGCCCCTGATGTCCAAAGGGTAAAGGCCATGCTCATCGCCCTCTTCGTTCCGGAATCTCGTGGCCTCCATGTCCCGTTCTTCGGTTGTCGTAAATGGTCCGAGGATCTCTGGCTCAACGTCACCCCACACTGCAATCAAGTAGTAATTCATGGCGTCCCTCCTAATCCTCATCCGGCATCATAATGGTGATGACCGGCTCCAGGTCGTCTCCGGGACCGCAGTTGACCTTGAAGATGCGCTGTTTTCTTCCGATGATGCACCCGAACTGGTGTTCTCTCTCCGAGAAGATCCACACCTTCGCGTGGACCGACATCCAGCAGAGGTCCCACACCCAGGCCCCCGCATTGCCGCCGTATTTCTCGACGGCATTCTCGATGATCGCCCAAACGGCAGACGTGCACGCGACGGGATACTTGTAAAGGCGGGTGTCGTTAGGATACCGCTTCGACAAGTCCACCAGGACGCCGTCCTCGATGGCTTGCGCCCGGGTATAGATGGAGATATCCTCCCACTGTTCGGGCAGGGAATCGGGAATGACCCCGCAAAAAAGCCCCGTATCCCATTCTTCTTCGTCTTGGACGCATCCGCCGTCTCCGTCATGGACCACCCACGCCTGACCGCATTTCGGGCAATAATGTTCTGTGTTCATTTCGCTCTCCTTTCAATTTGCTGTGGCACTCTGCAGGTGACGCAACCACGCTTCCTTCTGCATTGCCGCGCCTTGCAGACCGCCACGTCCATTCGTTGACCGGACCGCGGACAACCGAAGATGCCCTCCACACCGACTGTGACAATGCACTGATATTTCCGGCTCTTGATCGTCATTTCTTCACCCCCTTTCTTTAGTGTAAGCGGTTAGCCGCTCCCCAGGCCCCGGAGGCCTCAACTCCGGAGTCATGGGCAGAGATCAACCTTCATTCATCGTCTTCGCTTTCATCTTGCATCATGTGCACAAGGGCCAGGATCCACAGCAGGACGCCGAGCATTACTTCCATGACGGCACCTGCCTTTCTTCGCAGATGCGATGGTTGCAGCCGCGATACCGCGCATTGGTGCACTCATGTTCCCAAAGGCACTCGCCGGGGTTTTCGGAAAGATAATCGAGAAACTCCGCACGTTCGGCGGGGTCTTGGTACTTGAATTGCTTCAATGGATTTGCTACCATGATGTTGCTCCTTTCTTCCCAAGAGGGGGTGTTTGTCCTCCCCTCCGAAGGTTGCAGCCTTCGGAGGGGGCTTTCTTTTAGTGGTGATGGTGGGCCACGTTGTGGCTGTGGACATGAGCGTGGGCCTTTCTCTTGGCGTCCTCGTTCGGGGTGATGTCCACCTTCCCGCCCATCAGCCTGTCGATCTCAACCATCAGCTCGTCGGCGCTCATGTGATTGCCGTTGCTGATCTCCGACGTTTTGACCGTGATGGTCCCATCCTCCAGGATCTCGATATTGATGCAGTCCATGCTATTCCTCCTTCCAGCGTCTTAAGATTTCCGCTGCCTCGCGGTAACTGGCCGCCGCTTCGCCGTTCATCTGTGCGATCTGCTCAGCGTATCTGATGCCCACCTCGATGCCCAAGTCATGGCGAAGGCATTTGGCCTTGAATATGCTCGTCGTCTCCACTGTGTCCCTCCTTTAGAATCTCTGAAGCTGATAGCGGTTCTGGCCCATTTCCTTCTTCATCCACTTTTGCTTCCGGGCGACCTCGTCGAGGACGACCGCGCTGTAAGCCCGCTTGAGCCCGTTCGTGAAAGTCGTCAATCGCCTCTCGTCCATGTTCCTGCTGTTTATCTCTTCCCCGGCGAAGTCTATGAAGGCTCGCTCTCTGTTCCTGCTCTCCACCATGATACCGGTGGCAAGCTGCTCAATGATCCGCATATCAGCCTTCATGATTGCTCTCCTCAGAAGGTCGATGTTTGCCGCTTTGAACTCGACCGACACGGTTCTCACTTCGTAACAAGGCATTTTCTGTCTCCTTTCCTTAGAATTGGAGAGCCCGCCGATACTCCTTCGGGGGCTCTCGTTTTGTCTGAATTGGCGGAGTTTGTGGCCGTGGAGGCGGGGGCGGGATGTACGGCATCGCGCTATCTTCCGCACCTTCGAGAAAATCAACCGGCCACACTCTCAGGAATGGCTTCACTCCGAAGAGATCCTCCAGCCTCCTTTCCGCTGCCTTCATCAAGTCCAGATGTTTGAACTCCCAGGCCATTGAGATAAAGTTTCTCAGCTTCTCTTCCGTAGTGATCTTGTTCAGACGGGCAAAAAGCTGACGCTCATTCATCGCGGAAAACCTCATCCGCTCATGTTCAAGCCCCTGTGCCATGGGCCACCCCCTTTTTAGAAATCGATTGCCCTCTTCAGAGGAATGTCAGGCAATGCCTGGAACTCGCTCACGATGCCCTTGATCTGCCTGGCCAGCTCATTCTTCAATTCCTCAGAGCTCCGGAGCGACTCTGCGGTGACGCCGAGCACCTGAGCCTTAACCCTGGCCACCATTTCCTTGACGTCTTCCCGGTCGATGAAGTCGGAATAGATCTCGTCAACCTGCTCCAGGAATTTATTGAGGCTGTTCAGGGTCCGCTGATTCGGCTTGCCGTCCGTGCACTGCTGCTTCAGCCTAGCCGTCATCTCGAGGAGGGACTCATAAATGGTGGACACGACCTCTTTCTTTATCTCCTCGATCGTCTCTCTGAACTTCGCCCTCTCCCTCTTGAGCTGCTCTGAAGTGATCATGCCGCTCTTGTCGGGAGCCGTGATCTTGATCATCTGATAATTGAAGTAGAACCTTCCCGCGAACTCCCGCTTGGAGAGGTACTTGTCTCTCGCCTTCTCGTAGAACTCGGGATACTTGGAGGCGAAGGCCTCGATGGCCGCGTCGTAATTCTCAACGGCCTTGTCAATGAGGGCGACCCGCTCCTTCATCCTCTCTTCCATCGTGTCGATGACTTCATCGAGCTGCTCCCCTCGGACGAAGTACACGCCCCAATAGACGCCGCCGAAGGGGAAAGGGATTGCCCGCCGCTTCACCATGTTCCGCGTTTCGCTGTCGAACGCCTTGATGTCCTGGATGAGCTTCTTGAACTCCGCACCGAAGAGATCGTGGACGCCTCTCACGATTTCCTGGGGCAGGTCCTTCAACTGATCGGGCGTCAGTTTCTTCTTGCCTTCGTACGCCCCGCTGTGGATGCCGACCAACACGCCATTCTCAAAAAGATTCTTCTCGGTAATCATTTTCGTTCTCCTTTCGGATTTGATGGGAGCTGAACCACTCCCGGAACCCCCGGAGGATTCCGAGGGAACCGGCAAAGGTCAAACTCAAATGTCGAGTTTCCGTCCTACCTTGGTTTCGGCAACCACTGCCCTGCGGGATGCCGGAACTGTCTTGCCCTCTTTCCACTTGCGGAGATAATCGATCTCCCGGGCCATCGTTTTGGACACGGGAACGATTAGCTCGTCCGCAGCGTTGGCCGCTTTGCCTTTGGAAACCTTCTTGGCGGCCAATTTGCACCAGGATTTGATCTCGGCCCCCGACCACCCGTTCATGTCCTTCGGCTTCGCGGTGACGCCGTAGACTTTCTGATAGTGGGCGAGGATTGCGCTCTGTTCCGCTTTGTTCGGCAGATCAACGAAGATCGGAGCCGTATCCCATCTCTCCGCCCTGACGTAGGCCGCGGGTAGCCTTTCGATGTCATTGCAGGAGGCAACGAAGTAAATTCCCTTGGGCCTCGCATCGGACAGGAATTTAAGGAATTGAGCGTTTGACCGATCGGTCGTGCCGCCGTCGTTGACGCCGGAGGATGCGCCGGCCCCGGAGGTGCCGGCCAGCCCCTTCTCGATCTCGTCCACAAAGACGATGATCGGAGCCGCGGGATTCGCGTTTGCAGTGATTACGTCCAGCGCCCTCTTCATCGCTTTCTCTGCCTGACCGACGAGCCCGTCACCCATCAGTTGCGCGAACTCCATCTCTATAATGAGGCGGTTATAGTGGCCGGCCAATGCCTGGCAGAAATGCGTCTTGCCGACACCGGCCGGACCGAGCAGCAGGATCCCCTTCGCGTCCGGGTCGTCGATCCATTCGTCAACGATCTCTTTCGCAATGTCGTATCCTTTGAGGTCGTCCAGCTTCTTGTCATAGGTGCCGATGGTGAGCCCCGGGGTCGCGTTGATTTCCTCTCCCCGGAGATCCTCGACCGTCTTCGGATCGAAGACGCCTTTGTTCTTCACTATCGAGTAGCTGAAGACCTTGACGATCTCGCTGCTCGTGAGCCCCTTGGCCCCTGAGATGATCCGTTGCTTCGCCTTTTCATCAGGCTCCTTGAACTTGGGATTGCCCTTGGCGCTGTCAACGATGAAATTGTAAATCTCCGCGATCTCGTTCTCGCCGGGAAGGGAAAACTCGATCCTGCCGAAGTCCCGCTTCAGGATGTCGGGGACCGCTTTATTAAAAGGAATGTCACCGACGATGATTAGGATCTTCCGAAACTCCGGACTCGAAAACTTCGCCGCTCTGTTCAGCAGCCATGCCGTCTTCGTTTTGTCGCAGTTTCCGTACTCGTCGGAGAGAAACCAGTTGAAGTTTTTCGCGACGATCACGCTTCCCACCGGAACCAGGTCAACTCCGTCCTGCACATTTTCCAACTCCTGGAGGAGCTCGTCCGGATTGTTATACTGGCTTTCGCCGGCCGGCGTGGTGGATTCAAAATCCCACACCTTCACCCGGTATTCGATGCCGTTTCTGTTTTCGCTGAAGTAGCTCTGCAGCCCGTCAGCGATTTCTTTCGTCGTCCTTTGAATTTCCTGGCTCTCACAGTAAAAATATGAGTAGCCGGACTTGATCCCGAAAACCAACTCCTCGATGCCTTTCATTGTTCGCTCTCCTTTCTTTGGTTGACCCCCCGACCGGCAATCTTGAGCAGCACGATGTCTCCCTCAAGCGCCCACTGTACGCTGCGATACGCCGAGAGGGCGCCAGACATCCTCTGCCGCAGGTCCACGACTTGAGGATTATCGTCATTACTAAACATTTCAACGCTCCGTTCCGTTTCTTTGACCGCCTCAGTAACTAACCGAAGCAACTCTTTCTTGCCGATCGTAGCCATTGTTCGTTCTCCTTTCGTTTTGGTTGTCCAGACCGTACGGCTCCCCCTCGCCGTCCCGGTTTCGCCGGAATCTCACCGGCTCATCAGTGGATTTAGGGAAGTACCTTCACTTCAACGACCTGCTTGACACCGCCGACATCCTGCTTAAGCCGCCGTGCAGCTTCCCGTTTCGCATCCGCGAATTTGCCGCTGATAAAATATGTTTCCGACGTGTACCGCCCGTCACCGTCTGTCCCGTTTACTTCAAACGCCCACATTCCTGAGCCCCTTGGGGCTTTCCCATGACTATTAACGTACTCGTCAACATTCGTTCTCATTGTTCGCTCTCCTTTCGTTGTTAGGTAAAAGACACACGTCAGCGCTCCACCCCTACCAGGGTGAAACGCTGAATCTGTCTTCTATCTTTCCCAGGCCCATTGCAGGGCGGCTTCTCAGATGGTCGCGCCTTACGGTTCGCTTTTAGCCATCATCCGGGATCTCAGGGGAGAGACAAAAGCCCTGCCTTTGCTGCCCCTTGAGTTTTTCTCGGTTTCGGATTTCTCCAGCCTTCACTTGGCCCCCATCCGAAGTTTTCAATGAAATCAATTACTTAAATATAGGATACCAAATTACCTACCTGTGTCAAGTAAAATGTGCAATAATTTCGCATATTTATGATGTTTTTTGTGTGAAATAATACCTTTGATGAAATGAAGATTTTCGCTATCATATTGATAATATGGCATCTTTTTTGACAGGATCTTGCACGGCAAGAAAGCCCTTACTTGCGGCATCCAAGCGCTTACTTGCCAAGAATTTTCATTGATTGCCGATGATTGGCATGATTATTGTCCAATGGCTTCCCTCCACCGTTTTTCCGATTTCCGAGAAAAATGCGCAAACATAGGAATGATAAGGGATAGACGGCTTTCCAGAATCGTCGTTACTGAACGATCCACAGGGGGGGTGGTATGTTTATATAGGTGGTAAAATGAAAATAAATCGCATATTTGGCATGGTTTTTGTCTGCGGAAAATGCAAGATTTGAGGCCGGGATTTCATCTACTGTGAGGGCATTTTGGGGCACGATCCACCAGGGTGTTGATTTTCGAGGTCGCCCTCCCTGGCAGGGTGTTTATTGATGATCGCCTTCCACTCGCCTTATAAATTTCGGCGAATATCCGCAAACGTAGGTATAGTAAGGGATTGCCGAGGCTCTAAAATCGTCGTGGCGGCACGATCCACAAGGGGTCTTTATAAGTATATCAGGGGTGATTTTGATGTAAATTCGAGGTTTGGCATGATTTTTGTCTGCGGATTTTGCAAGTTTTTTACCATTTATTGCTCATTATTTCTTTGCTTTTTAGCCCATACTCCATTTTAGGCAGAAAGCCTCCAATTCACATATTTGGCATGAATTTTCATTTGCTCATCCAGCTTGATCTGGCGACCCTGTCAGTTCTTTGCTCAGTTCTTGGTTTTTCTTCGGGGACAATTTTCGCCCCAGGATCCAACTGTTGCACTTCGATAAATTCTATCAGGGAATTCTCTGAGATTCGGACCGCCCGGGGACCGATCTTGATCGCTTCAATGGCCCCCATCTCGATAAGTCTATACACGTGATGCGTCGTGCAACTCAGACGCTCGGAAACATGCTGGACGGTGATGAAGCGGTCTTGAGCAGTCTTGGTCATGACATCCACCGCGATTTCGCAACTGGTCTGGACTTTGGTTTTTCCGTGGCGACCGGCTTACTGCGCGGCGCCATCCTGCCGCCGACAAGGTTCACCCCGCCCCCCATCCAGTCGGGATGAGCGACCGACATCGCGAGGATCTCCGCGTCAAAATAATGGTTGTCCGGTTTTGTCCGCACCCACTCGAGGACGCCCTTCGTGGACCGCCGCTTTTCTTCGGCCATGATCTGCCTCGCATAATCTTCCTTCGTTTCCGCGTGAAGGTAGGCAGCGCGTTCCTTCCCCTCGATGGCCTGGTCCAGGGCGTAGTGATAGGCGTCCTTCATGGTCGCCGTGTCGATGAGAATGATATGGAACCAGTGGGGCAAGGGCTTCCCGGAGGGCGTCTTCCGGAGCTGTGCTCCGGCCTTGAAGCGTCCCGGGATGGGATGGCTCGACCCCTTCGTCCCCCAAATGGACACGCCCCTGCCGATGGAATTCTCCACAAGCCACCAATAGGTGTCCTCGGTCAGGCTCATATCGTCCTCGTAGTCGCTGCCTCCTGTGTCGATCGCCGCCCTCCAGATCCGCATGGAGGCGCCGGCATTTCTCACCGGGTATTGCGTATTGAACAGGAGCTGCTCGACCTCCGTCCAGGTGGGCAAAAAGCCGTAATGGATCAGCCAGGACGTGTAATCCCTCGCGAAGGCCCGGACGACGAAATAGAAGCCGTACTTCTGCCGGTCGATTCCGCAGGTGATGGCGACGGCGGTTTCGGGTACCGTCTGCGGGGGGAGATCGCACCGCGCCTGGAGGATCTTCTTCTCCGAAGTCTCGATGACGACCTGCTTATATGGTTCGGCGAGGGTCGAATTGATGAAGCCCTGGACCGCCCCCTGGAGGGCCAGACCGGAGAGCTTCAGGATGCCGATCCAGTCCTTGACGATCTTCGTGATACGGCCGCCGTCAAAGAGGGAATAGAGCCGGTTCAGGTGGAAGCCGATCTTCTTCTCGTTTCCCGTCGCCTCCGTCCTCGGTACCATCTTCCCCTGGCGGACCGCCTCGTTCTTCTGTGAATCGTTCCAGAGGGCGCCGCATTCGCCGCACTTATATCGGGCCTGGAGGACCTGCGCCTTCGTCGCCTTCCTGCCTCCTTCCCACACGACGCCGCCGATCTTGTGCATCCTGCCGTCGTCGCCGCGGAATAGTCCATCGTTGAATCCCGTGGTATAAATCGCTGCCGAGGACCACCGGAGGACCTGGAAGGTGCCGCACTCCGGACAGGGCACCTGCCAATCATAGACGACATCGCAGGAATCGAGCTCAATCGTGATGTTTCCCGCCTCGTCCGTGGGCGTGGAGAGCAGGATGTGCTTGTAATACCCTTCCGGGTAAGTATTGGTCCTCTCTCTGCCGAGGGATAAAGGCGAGGCCTCCCTGGTCGTCAGCGAATAGCCGGGCTTGTTGATCTCATCGAAGATGACGATCCTCATGGGCTTGGTGCCCATCTTGGAGACGCTGGAGGCCCACCCGATGGCGAGGTACGCGCCGTTCTCCGCCTTGATCTCCGTCCGGGCGAAGGTGTTCGGGTTGTAGTACGCCTGGTGCATATAGGGGGAATCGAGAAACATGGCCGTGATCTTCTCGGTGCAGACATAGTTTGCCGTGTCCTCGTCGGCCATGACCATCATGATCGAGGAGGGCTCCTGGTCGAAGTAGTAGCCGATGACATTGACGAAGGCGTCCGTATTGTGAGTTGGAATCATGGAGCGGCCCGCCAGAAATAAATTGCTTTTGGAATTTACGCCGATGCACTTGACGGGGACGCTATCCGTTTCCCTTACGTCAACGATTCTCCTCCTCTTTGTTTCAGATACCCTGCTATTATCAGCAGATCGCATATTGCGGAGTTTTCTGGATAGTTTGAAAATCTGCTGATCTGAATATGCCAAAAAGGAAATTCGGTAATGTATTTGTGGATTTTTTATCGATGTGCCAAATCCGGTCTTAAAGCAACGTCTTTTTCTAACTGTCGGTTTCAGGCCGAGACTGATGAGCAACTCATAAACATCTTTATGCAATTGCTCGTCAGCAATCGTAATTTCACAGTGGCCTTTTTGGGAAACATAACCGTCCGTATCCATGAGGCCCCTCAATAGCTCAATTCTTTGTTGATAGGAACCTCGTAAATATTCCTGCGGAATATGTTTGTTTTTGATCAGATTCAGCCGCGATAATTTTGTATAAAAGCCAGTTCTTAAAACTGGATCTACCGCGCCTCCGTATTGAAAATGCTTGGATTGTTGACGTCGGCATTCTGCGCAGGAAGTGCTGCCAGTTTTTTTTATTTTATAGGTGCCCACCTCTGATAACAGATGTCCTCTTATGCAAACATCTGGATCATTGCTGCTGGCTGGTTCTATGGAAATGATTTTGCAATTGCCTTTTACCCACGGAGGTTTTCTTACAATCGCATTGTGGCCAGATGCTATAATGTATCCGCAGAGTTTGTCTGCATCGTCTTCGTGCATCGTGATTTGACAATTTGCATTACTGCCGTCACCAAGCCATACGCCCAAGGCATAAGGGCTGATGGTGAAATCTTTGGGAGGAAGGGCAAGAGGATCTGCAACCGGGATAGCATATATGTTTCTATTTTTATGCCTAAAGGTTTTTGATATTTCTTCTGCCGTTAAGGTTTGGTGTTTTTTTCTTTTGTAATCCTTTTCATTTGTCACGGACCATAGATGCGAAGAATCACATACAATCTCACTGCCATCACTGAAAATTATATTCCAACATTTCCTCTTTTCCCACGTCTCCGAAACAAAGATAACTTCGCAAATCTCGCCGCTCTCATCAAAAACCAAGTCCCCAATTGCAATATCTCCCATGGTTGTCCATCCATCAGGGGTAGGTATTGGAGTTTCAAGCGACAACGGCTCCCCGATCTGCGCCGGTTTCTGCACGACGATCTCGTTGATGTCCCAGGACTTACAGGCGTCCATGATGGGCACGAAAAACGGGACGAATGAAAGCCGATAAGGTCCCTTGATCGCTGCGTGGCGGGAGAGGACGCGATGCCTTTCCGCCCACTCGCTGACGCTGATTTCCTCGGGGGGCTTGAAGGCCAGTTTTTCGGCGGTCGAGAAGCTCATTTTACCTCGGATTAGGATGCAATCTTATCCATCTTCCATTCAACCTGTTCCTGTGCCACCCATGCATTGCATGTAGGGCAACTATAGAACGTAGTTTCCCCGGTCTGAAATCCCTTCTCCACTGCCTGCCCGCATTGTTTATGTATCAATATTGCCGGGGCAAAGAATGAATGGTTAGAGATTATCATGCCTTCCCTCTCGGCACCTTCACGACGACTTCGATCTTCCTGAATCTCCGGTCCGGCAAGGTCCGCATTTGCTGCCAGAACGACGCGTACGCCTTTTCCTGGAGGGCGATGCTCTGCCGCTCCGTGATCTCCGGGATGTACCGCCCCTCGCGGCTGAAAGCCCATAGGAGCGCGTAAATTTCCTTCTTGAGGGGAGACATGATGTCAGCGAATGCGGTTCCCGTCCGATCGCTGAGATATGCCGAGACGCGGAAGATCATAGCGATGAGTCCCTGCTTGATCTCGTTGACCTTGTGGATCTGCTCGGCCCGGACTTCCTCCATGCTGATATATTTCCCCTGGGTGACATCATACTCGTGCTGCAGGATCTTCAGCTTCTGCATCTTCAAAAGCTCGTCCAGCTTGTTCAGATTCTGCGCCTTGCTGCCCGCGTATTCATCCTCAAACCATTTCCAGACGTCGGGGAGCCAGACCCGCTCCCCGTCGAGGCGGACGCGGCCGCCCCATTTTGAGCGCCAGTCCCTGATGGTGCGGTCCGCTCTGCCGGTGATCTGTTCCAGCTGTTCCAGGGAGACCCACATTTACACTCCCACGATCCCGGCCAGGGCGGAATCGAAGTCCGCCCCCGCGTCCATCCGCTCCTTGATCGCCTTCCGCATCGCCGTCGCGGTTTCTTTCTTGATCCGCTTCTTGGTACTCCCGATCGTGAACAGGACCGTGTCCTCGACTCCCTCTTCCATGGCCTCCTGGAGGTTCTCGACCTTGCCGGCGAGGTACTCGTTGACGACCTTCGCCATCGCGAAAAAGGCGATGGTGGTGTTGATGATGCTCTGACCCTGCTTCGCGGCGATGATGCCGTCGAGGATGGCGTTATATTCGGTGATCCTGCCGGCGAAGGTGATCTTGTTTCTCGACTTTTCCACGATGCTCTCGCAGATCCCCCGCATCTCCTCGATCTCCTCAGGCAGGAAAAGCAGGTTGATCTCCTCGTAATGGATCCGCTCCTCCCGGATCGTGCTGAAATCGGTGTTCTTGAGCTTCTCGATCATTTCGGTGGTAAAACCGGAGTAGACCATGGCCTCCACTTCGTCCAGCTCCATCCAGAGCTCCTTCAGGATTTGCTCGTCGTCCTGTCCCTGGATGGCGTTATGGGAGAGCTGGATCGAGACAAGCTCCTGGCGGGTAAGTTTTCTGTCGATGAGGAAAACGAGGAACTCCGTGATCCCTGCCTCCGCGGCCGCCTTGATGCGGTGGTTGCCGGACAGGACCAGGAGGCGCCCGTCTTCCGGCTTGCGATATACCAGGGGAACCGACGAGAGGGCCTTGTCTTTCGCGATGTTCGCGGTGAGGGCCCCAAACTGCTCCTTCGTCATGTACCGGGCGTTCTTGTCCAGGTAGTCGATCTCGTCGATATTGGCGAGATACAGCTTGTACGGCATGATGCCCGAGAGCTTGCCGTTGAGCCGTTCGATTATCTGCGGTATTTCTTCAGCCATGTGTTCACTGCATCCTGGAGGGTGATCTCACCACACTTCGCGGTGTATTGCAGGAATCCCTTCCCGCGTTTCATCAGGGTATAGATACCCCGGTATTTCATCGAGACGGGTTTATCCGTGAAGGCCGTTGTCAGGATTGACGACACGCCCTGGATGAATTTCCTTTTCAGCTGCTCCTGCATTTCCTTCGTCTTTGTGGTGAGCAGGAGCAGCTTCGACAACCGCTTGACCGGGCTGGCGATGACGAAGTCCGAAAGCATATACACGCAGCCGAGGTCCATTTCAGCCATCGGCCCGTACCGGACAATGTCGAAGATCAGGAAGCCGAACAGGAATCCGTCGAGAAACACCAGGACGGGAAACGTGCAGTCGCTGAATTCGATCCCCTTCTTCAGAAACACATTGCGGTAGAAATTGATCTTCCTGTTCGATGTCGCCAGGAATGAGATCCGGCTTTCCCGGGTGATCTCGTGATTGTCCGGCAGGTACCGGAAGGACGACGCCTCAAAATTCGCCGCCTGCCGGATATAGGCAGCCCGGAAGGGCATGTTGCTGTAAAGGTAGACATTCCTCAGGCGTCCCGTTTTCACGATGGCGAACAGGCCCTCCTCCTCCCGGTCATAGTCCGAGAGGTAGATGCAATCGCCCTGCTTCATAAAGGCGAGTGTCTCCTCGTACCGCTCTTTCGTGAGGAGCTCGTATTGCGGCGCCGGCCACCCGATGACCTCGTCGAGGCGCTTGTAAAGCAGCTCGTACCCGCCGACATAGGAGGGGAGATACACCATCCGGATCCATTCCGCGGGAAGCTTCTCGTAAAGGTCGTGGACGTCGACCGCGGTGTACCGGTCTATCTTGATCTTCTCGATGGTTTCTGAAATGCGCTTGCAGGATTCAATGTGGAACGTCCCGAAACGCTCCCGATAGTGGTTCCAAAGTCTGATCTGCTGCAGGTTGTTCCGCTTCTCGTAGCGGAGCATTTCAAAAAGTATCGCGACCGCCGCGAAGGTGGCGATGCTGTCCCCCATGAAAGGCGCAAGCCACTCAAAATTGCGGTCCCTGATCTCGATCTTCAGGGGATTGCCGGTCAGGTGGCAGCCGATCAGTGATGAATAGAGTGCAATGTCATTTGACCATATCTCGCAACCCATACCGTAGAGGATCTGCTCGATGGTGAAATTCCCGGAGCAGCCGACGCAGACCTTGCGGCCCTGGAAGATATCCCGCTCAGTCCAGAGGAGATTTCTGATTTTGTGGTTTATCGAGCCGACAAACATGCCGCTTCCTTAAGGCGATTAAGCTGGTCTTCCGTGCTTCCCATGGCAGAGGATTTTTTTATGATCTTGCCAATACATCCCGCTTCTTCCTCTATCGCCCTATCCACAAAGGCCGCGATTTCCTCTCTGTCCACTTGGCCCCAATCGGCTCTCAGCTTCATGGTCTCTCTGTACTGTTTGAGCAGCTTGTATCGGGGAGTGTTGATGCAAAGCGTCACGCCCAACTGCGATATGAAGTCTTTCTCTTGCTTGGTCGGCCAATACTCACTGTTATTCTTGCCCATCTTCTTCCTCTCAGATGATTTGCCCCCCGGAAGTTCCGAGGGGCATTTAATGTTACTTGCTCTCTATGTCGGTCGCTTATTTCATGGGCATCGCCTCCTTCAATTCACTCGCTTTTGGGGTTTGGTGATTTCAAATTCCACCCCTTGCATAATCATCGTTGCCGTTCCCCGCATGTATTTTTCAATATCAATTTCAATCCGTTCTGCAATCCTTCTCTTATGTGCCCTCACCCAATGGAGAATTGGTCTTTTTCTTCCCGTATCCGTAATTGGCAACTCCCTTGCAAAAAAGAGGCTTTTAACAAGTGGTTCTTCCAAACCGATTCATGCCTTTCTTTGATGCTTCTCCTCCACCGTCTCCACTTTTTTGGCGGCGGCAATGCCTTTTTCAAAGTTCAATAGCGCGCGAATGATGTGGTTTGAATGAC